GCTCCCCCCCCCAGCTGCAGTAGATTGACTGAACGTCCTTGTTACATCCTAATCAGATTGTGGCTTGGACCAGCTTTAACGATTGAATGCTGTTGGGTTTTCTCATGAGGGTCGCGCCCTCTTCGGGGCTTTATGCCCCAACCCCTTTTAAGTGCTTTGCACTCTTTAGGTCTTTTAGACCTCTGCCCTTTTGGGCCGTGTAGTTTGAACGACACGCGTTTCGTTCATAACAGGTTGTATTGTATACAATATAACCATGCGCAACAAAACAATAATGATGCGGGAAGAATTATTTGCTTCGAGGAAGTGGTGTTATGCTAATTTAGAGTTTCGTTGTCTCTATTTTATCTACCAACCTCGTTGAAAAACGACAAACTTTGTGAGAGCATTGTCCTGTTCCACATCGTACTTCGGACACCGAAACATTCCAGAGTTTCAAGTAAGATGACCGCGAAATTTGCGCGCGAGACATCCTCTACATTCAAACGCAATTTGGATGACACTCTAGTTGAGAGTGCCAGTGGGAAAGCAAGTGATCAATTTGTTGATCGACTTGCTAGTGAGCAGAAAGCTCTGAAGAAGAAATTGACGAAGAAAGAAAAGGAAAGCGCCAAACTCAAATCCGAAATGACTTTGCCGAAAACGATTTCAGAGAATGGAACTAAACAGAAAAAGATTATAGATTTTTCTGGGGATATTATCGACGATGTCGATGAATCTCAAGTCCGTGCTTTGTTATCCGAAGGAGAGATCAAAGATTTTAGGATTCAGAGTGGTGGCGTTAGTCGAAGTGGACTGAATCCTACTATCACCGTTAAAGAACTGGGCCGCCAGGGAGTTGTTAAGACGAGTAACCGTAAGAAGAAAGAAGAAGTTGAAGCCGATGAACGCGCTTTGCAACGTCGACTTGACAAGGCTGCGGAGAAAGGTCTCAAATTTGCTCGTAGTGCTAAGAAGGCTTTACAAGAAGATGATGCCCTCAAACGAGCTGCTAACAATGAATTGCTTGAGGACGAAAAGAAGAGATTGGCAGTACATGTTGAAGCGTTTCAGCAGACTATCACGATTCTTGAAAGAGAACAGCGAAAAGCGGCTTTGAAGCACAAACATGATATGAATGATGCTCGCGTCATTTCAAATCGCGTCAATCGTGAAGCTCAACGAGCTGGCAAACATGAGAGGCGCGCAGCGAAAAAAGCCGCAGAGCAAAAAGCAAGTTTGGATCATTTTCCTGTTTTACCTGCGAAGATTAATAGCATGACTAATTTCAACGTTCAGGACGATGGCAGCTTTATGTTTAAACAGAAGGGCAAACTTTACCATGGTCGACCAGCTAAATACTATGGGCCTCCCAAAGATTCTGAGGAATTACCTGTTACACAAGGTGATTGTGATGACGATGGAGAACCCGTAGGGATTGTGCGAAGTGAGGCGGGCGGAAGGATTTTAAGCTCTCCTTTCTCGGATTTTCAAGGACCCCCTGAGGAGAAACAATTTTCTCCCCCAGTATCTGATGATGATGAGGATGATTTACCTAATCCTTATGCTGACGATGAATCAGAGCCGGAAAATGATGTTTCCGTTAAGCAGGGTATTCCTTTTACGCCTCCTGGTTGCAAGAATCCTTTTGAAGGAGAGTGTGAGGATAATGTTATAGGGAAAGGACAGTGGAAAGATTTTTGTCTCGTTTGCTGCAAATCCCATAAAGGCCTGTGTTCTAATTTGAAATTTAGGCGAGTTCCGTTTGAAGCTGGTTCGTACTATAAGAAAGTTGAAGACGGTGCGGAGGCTTTTCTTAAAGGATTGAATGTTTTATGTGATGATTCTCGAGATTCTGAATCGGTCAGAAACATTAAAAGCTTTTTTTCCGTCGCTATTGATGTTATTGATATTCTTTACATGGTCCTTTATTCAGATGAGACTTGTACACGTATCGCGACTAGACATTTTGTTGAGAGATATATTGATACTAAGGATATCAAATACTCACGTATGATCAGTATTTTAACTCTAATGATTTATGAGGTCAGAAAATTCTTTTGGGGAAAATCAATCGAGTACTCCTTTATTGAGTCTCGACTGAATGCTTTTTGTAGAAAATACAAGTACACAGCTTTTCTAGATCTTGTTACTGATGATGAGTACGACTCGTTTTCTAAGGGCAAGAAGGAGGAGAGGAAGACTGAATTGCCGCAAACTCAAGGAGTCATGGATGATTTGCTAGGTATCTTTAAAGGTATCACCAATAATGAATTTTTTAATTCATTATTTGATCTTCTTACTATGTTTGTTTCCATTAAGACAGTTAATGATTTTTTGCCAGAAGGAGTTCGTGAGCATTTGCGTCCAAAGAAGAAGATGAATTCTTTTTATGATGTTGTAGAATGTGTGTTGACGGCTTTAGCGAGTATTGAGCGATACTTTCATAGTTGGATATCCGGTACACCTTTAAAAGATCTCGTATTTGCCGAAGATCCTTTGTTGGAACTACAGAATAAGATCAAGAAATTGATGGTTCAAAAAGATTATCTTTATTCTGGTCTTCCTGTTCCCGGATACCGGTGTATTAAGGATTACTTGGGTGAGCTCGAGAACGTCGTTGAAACGATTCCCATGTTTTTAAAAAAAACATCACCTTGGAGGAATCAAATCGGCACTTTGAGAGTTGAAGCTGAGAAGTTGAACATAATACTTGGTCAGGTGCAAGCTAGAATTAGAGCAGAGTGCCGAAGAACACCTTTTGCAGTACTTTTCTCATCGCCACCTGGCACAGGAAAGAGTAATGTCCTAAGAATCACAGCAGCCATACATTGTGAAGTAATGGGACGTGAATGGCATGAGGGTTTGATTTACCCTCGTAGTCGCACCAGTCAATATTGGGAAGGTTATTTGCCACTTTCCCATCCTTATGTCTTCTACTCTGAAATGGGAACGACACACGAGACTATTGCTAAAAACGTAGTTGATGAGCGTTTAATTGAGATGACTTCAGTTGTTGACAATTTGTTGATGTATTGTGATATGGCTTTTGAGGGAAAAGGTAAAACAGCTTGTTCGCCAGAAGCTGTTTTTATCGATACCAACAAACCTGATATTAATCTCAAGTGGCAGGTTAACAATGTTGCCGCGTTTAAGAGGAGATGGATAACTGTAACTCCTGTTGTGAAACCTGAATATCGTGCATTAGGATGCGAATCTATGGATTATGCTAAGACTAAAGATGGGTCTCGATTTCTTGATAAGTGGTATTTCAGGGTTGTTCGGCATCAAGCTGCGGATGCAGAGAAAGTTAAGGAACAAATTCTTCTTGACGGCCAAGACGAGAATAGTAATATTGATGCTTACTGCGACTTGATGAGAACACTCATTAGAGACCATGTTGAGAAAGAGACTGCCTTACAAAGAGAACGTGATGCCATTTCAACTGAAGATTACAAGTTGGTTCATGCTCAAGCAGAAGAGGAGAAAAGTATTAGCCAGTACGACAAAGCCGTCGGGATTGTCAAGGATGTTGGATATAAGCTTCTGTTTGCATCCAAGGAGACTAAGGGATTGTGTGATTCAGTCGTTTTGACCCTATGGTCTGAGGTTCTTGAGAATGTTGCCATGCATCGATGTATGTCTTTGTGTTTTGCGCTCCTTCTTTTTTACGTCTACGTTGTTTCTCACGTAACTACGATGCTTTGGGATGTTGGTTATTACTCTTTGTATTGTTGGATCAAATTCTGGGAAGCAGTCTTCATGTATTTTCTCTATCTACTTATACATAGATACACTGACCTAGTTACACGTCCTCACATTGTTAGGAGAGCAGCAAAAGGTGTTTGGGCCCGTTTTTTAAGTATGACGAAGAAGGAGACTCAAGAAAGTGATATTGTGATTCAAGGCAGTAGTGCGCATGATTACCGTTCTTTGGCGGCTTTCTTCGTATCCACCATAGTTGGAGGTTCTGCATATGTTTTGGGTTCCAAGTTATTTGAATCGATGAAGACAAAAGATAAGCTTGAGAAAGATGACGTTTCCAAGGTTCAAGTTACGCAAGGTCAGAGTAAAGCGTCCGTAGATTCTAGCGGGCGTGTTAAAACTTCTGACAGCGTAAAATCCATCGAAGTTATGGAAGAGAAAGTCGATGCGGGATTTGAACTGAAGCGTGTTAACAATACGATGTTAAATACATTTAACACATGGGACACACGCTATGTTGAAAGTCTTTCAACTAGTTCTGAATCAGATTTCGCCCAGAAATGTATGCGTAACGTCCGATACATTAGCGTTCACACTAGCAAGACTAATCGCGCCTTCGCCCTCGGTATTAAATCGAATTATGCCATTTTCAATAATCACTTGTTAAGCGGCGGTAAGGAAGGTTTTGTTAGGGTCTATCCTTCATTAGTACGGGATGATACGTGTTATCAGGAATTTCAATTTAGAGAAGGTGATTATGTCTCAATTGGCAATGACCTTGTTGTTATGCGAATGCCAGTTTGTCGCTTCACTGATCTAACAGATTTTATCAATAGTAATCTTGATGTTTCGTTTGCTGATGGTTACGTCGCTAATAGCAAAACAAGATTTTTTACTACTGAACAGAAAGTCAATGATCCAAATGTCGGAGAAATCATGTTATTCGATGCTGTGCGTTATGGATGGAAGAACAACAAAGGTGGTCATTGTGGCCTTCCACTGACTTGTTCCATTGGGAAGCGCAATTACCTTATTGGAATACATGGAGCCGCATCAGCAGGCACGGAAATATCTTTTGGTCCGTTGATGAGAAAAGATAAGATTTTGCAGGCTTTGGACCTTCTCAAAACCACTCTACCGAATGTGGTTGAGGCGAGTAGTCAATCAGATGTGTTATACGATGTTGTAGAACCTCTGAAAGCTTCTCCCATTTATCACATTTGTTTGAGGAGCGCCTCTTATTATGGGAAGTTGAATAAACCAGTGTTGATGGCTCGCAAATCCACATTAGTACCGACTGGACTCGGTCAATTCAATGATCAAATATTTTCTAAACTTTTCCCAAAAGAGATTTTCAATGAGTATGGACCACCTTTAATGACACGTGTTGGATCTGGTGATAATTATGTCAATCCATTCAATGTTTTTTTGAGCAAGACTATAAGGAATAAGAAATCCCTGAGTCTTAAAAAACTGGATCCTATCATCGCCTACTTGGTGGAGAGAGCTGTTGCTCATATCAAGAGAGATGACAAGGATTTGAGATGGAAACCATTATCTGTTAACCAAGCCATAAACGGGGTCCCAGACGATGCCTATGTTCGCAAAATGGATTTATCAACCTCAGCTGGTATGGGATATCCTGGTAAGAAGAAAAGATATTTTGAAGGTAATCAGCCTGACGCTATTCCAAATGAAGAAGTTGTGGATGCTGTTTCGATTTTACTCACGCAGCTTTCTCTTGGCGATGGTGTTCCAAATATGTTCGAGGCACAACTTAAAGATGAACCACGTTTGATGGAGAAAGTTAAAGCTGGAAAGACTAGGGTATTTTGCACTTCCACTCTACCGAGTCTTATTGTTCAGCGGATGTTTTTAGGTCCCTTTTTTTCTACTATGATTGAGCACTCAGAAATTTTTGGTACTGCTATAGGATACAATATGCATATTGCAGGTGAGAAAATTTGGTCGAAGATGATTTCTCATTCTGATTTGTGGATGGAGGGGGATTATAGTGGCTATGATCAGATGATGCCTGTAGAGTTGGCTATAGCTTCAGCTTCTGTCGTTTTCCAGGTTTGCGAAAAGATGGGATATAACGATGAGGCTTTGACTGTTCTTGAGGGGGTGTTGACTGACCAAGTCTATCCATTGATTAATGTGTGTGGTGATATTTTCTCTGTCCCCGGATATCAACCATCGGGAAAATATGGTACGGCAGAAGACAATTCACTGCGAGGTTTGATTCTTCTTATGTATCATTGGAGTAACAGATACCCTATTGAGGATTTTTTCCAAGGGTGCATTCCATTGATTTATGGAGATGACATGTTAGTTTCCGTGAAACAGAAATACTCCTCCCACATGAACAACTCTTCATACGCTGAATTTATCGAACGTGAGACATCTATGACTTTTACTTCGGCCGACAAAGATAAAATTTCGTCTGATTTTGTTGCTCCACGTAAGACTAGTTTTCTTAAAAGAAGATTAGTTAAGCGTGCATGGTTCGATAATAAGAGTGTTGCTGCGTTATCAGCTGATTCTCTTAAAAGGTCCATGGATTGGATGCTTCCATCTAAGTTCGAATCTCCATTGAAACAGATGATTGGAACGTTAAATGCTATGTTAAGAGAATTGTTATTTCACTTTCCTCCTAATCAGGTTGCAGATGTAAGGGAGAAATACATTGATGAACTTGCTCGAGTTTTCAATGTAACGAGCGACGAGATATGCATGCATGTTGTTCCAACGTTATTTGTTTACAAAGACTTGTTTACATCTCAACTTAATGCCGAATCCAAAATTGTGGTCATCGGGGAAGAACCACACAGTTTCATTGATTACCTAGCTCTTCTCTTTGGAGGTTTTGAGAGAGCGAAGGCAATTGAAATGGTCCCACAAACCCAAGCTGATAGTGGTGTAAGCGATCCACTATCTAGTTGTCAGACGCTTACTGATACTAGTTTATATTTGATATATTTGGAAGAAATTGACATTTTGAATGGTAAATTGAACAGGCTTAAATTGTCCTTGACAGATGAGTTTAAAACATTGGATGATGTTTTAGCTTATAAAGATACTGATATGTATTTGCAAGATCCCAATGAAAGGGATAGAATAGACCTCATCGTTGAGACCTTTGGACAAATTTTGGCAATTCAATCATCTATTTCCATTTTCGTCAAACGACTCAAGCAAATGCAGCGATTGGATATCAATACTCAGTCTTTACCTGAAGTTGCTCCTGAGGAAGTTCCTTCAGAACGCAAGGATATGCATGTGAATGCGATGGAGTTTGATGGAGCAAGTGACACACATGATGAAGAAGGTTACGCGCCTTACGTTAAGATTTTTTCTGAGACAGATGCCGATTTAAAGAACTTCTTTGCGCGTCCTATTTTGTTGGCCACGAATACCATTTCTATGGTTTCTGCCGTCAATTTTTCCTTCAATGTGTGGGATCTTTATTTTAAAGACCCTACTGTGCGTGCAAAATTGCGAAATTTCTCTATGATTCGCGCTAAATTGTGTGTGAAATTGAGTGTTGCTGGTACACCCTATCACAAGGGTTCATTACTTGTAGCTTATATTCCTTTACCGACTACCAACTCAGTTTACACTTATTATAGTACTTCTGCTCCAGCAGCGTTATCTAACAATTACAACAAGTGGTTAGCTCAGACACCTGGTAACGTTAAGATGGACGTAAGACTGAACCAGCCGTTAGTGTTTGAATTTCCGTTTGTCTCTCCGTCGCCTGCATGTAGGTTATATAACAACAGTACAACAGCTCTTTCTGATGTGAGTTCTTACAACGATTTAGCGTCTTTAGGTACTTTAGTTATTAGAACGCTGAACTCAATATCCGCTGTTAGTGCTGGTGTCACTTCTCCGTATTTTTACTTGTATGCGTGGTTGGAGGAAGTTGAATTGGGTCCTCCTAGTGCTTCCGTTATTGTCGTGACCACACAGGGTGACAATGATGAACGTGTTGTTGGTCCAGTTGAGCGTGTCTCTAGCAGCATGTACTCGATAGCATATGCCCTTAGGAGTATTCCCACAATAGGGCCTTTTGCTCACGCGAGTTCTATCGTTTTACGTGGATTACGTGATTTGTCCGCTCATTTTGGGTGGTCAGTTCCTACTGTGATTGATAGACCAATGCGCGTACGGCCTGAGCCTTTTCAGAATGCAGCCAACGTTATTGGAAATGACACAGGACATCGCATTACTTTAGATCCAAAGCAAGAGATTTCTGTTGATCCTCGCCGTTGTGGTACTGACAGTGATGATTTGGTTATTTCGACTTTAGCGCGAAAAGATGGAATCCTTGATCAATATACATGGAACGTATCCGCGACTCCAATGTTACCATTGTGGTATACTTTCGTTGTTCCTAATGCCAATCGACCTACAGTCAACACGTTTAATTATGTTCAGCCTACTCCTTTGCACTTTGCGGCTACGCCATTTTCATTTTGGCGCGGGAAATTACGTTATAAAATAACTTTTTTCCCATCTGCATTTCACAGAGGTAAGGTTGGCATTTTTGCTGAGCCAAATTGCAATCAAGTTTCTTTGATTGGTGCAAATTTTTCATTGAATAAAAACTTTCTTGCAATTGTTGACTTGCAGACAACTTCAGAGATTGAAGTCTGCATCGACTGGGCATTTCCACGTTTCTTCGCGAGGATGCCATCACAAGCTGTTGCTGCTACAGCTGTTAATATTGCCACCAATGCAACGTTAATGCCAGACTTTGCGAATGGGTGGATCAGCGTTGTTCCCTTGACTAAGTTGGTTAGTCCAGATGGAAGCGGAGTTGATTTTAATGTTTATGTTAGTGCTGATGAAATAGAATTCGCTTATCCTGATCAGACGCGACTACCAACGATAGTGACACAAGGAGATTCAACATATGATCAACGCGATAGTACTTGTATCACGTTGAATCCTACAGGATGCTCTTCTGAACGTGCTTTCGAGCTCCATTTTGGAGAAAGGCTGTTTTCATTTCGATCATTGTTGAAACGATTTGTGACCACAGACCAACGGATTGTAAATGTTGCTTCGATACCTGGGAATCAGATGATAGGTTATACCGGCGTTATATTGCCGACGCTATCTCCCAGTGTTGCAGCTTCGGCTACTTACACTTCGTTGTTGAGTTATTTACGTCCCGCATATTTGGGAATGACTGGGGGAATTAGAAAACGTTTGCGATTAGTCGCTGCGCAGAATAATCCTATGAATTGTGTGACAATTCAATTACTGTCTCCTTATCCAGTAACTAGTATACCCTCTATTGCATTAAGTACTGCTCCTATTGACTCCATTTTCACGGGTACAGTTATGTTCGCCTATACTACTAACGGTGGTATTGAATTTGAGGTTCCATTCTATACTTCGAATTTGTTTGGTTGTCCATCTTTGCAGAACATTTTTGACAACTCCTTACTACCAAACTTTGATCCGAATGCATTACGTAATTACTTGGCATTTTTTGATGTCGGATCAACGGGCACATTTACTCTTGTAGAGTTGACTGCAACGGCTGAAGACTTTTGTCTTCATCGCTTTATTGCAGCTGCCCCATTTAGCTATTGAAGCTTACGCGCTTCTAGCAACATCTATTCTTTTTCACTGATGTAAAATAAAAAGAAAACAAAAATTATTTCCTAATTGATGTGTTGACTTTCCACGGTTGGTTTACTTGGTTCCCACCTGTGATGTATCCACATTGCCCAAGACTGGAAATGAGCGGGAAGACGCTATAGAAAACAAAATGCTCCGGCATTTTCCTTCAATATTAATGCCGGGGGCTTATGAGCTCTC